GATAGCGGACCGAAGTATCTATCAAGACCTGGTGCAAGCACACACATTTTTAATGTGGCTGCATTGAATACAGACTCTGATGTGCTGGTCATTTGTGAAGGTGAGATTGACACGATGATTGCCACACAAGTGGGCTTCTCTGCTGTTGGTTTGCCTGGTGCTAACAACTGGAAGCCGTTTTATACACGAGTCCTTGCGGACTGGGAAAAGATTATGTTGTTCTGTGATGGTGACAACGCTGGTAAGGAGATGGCTAAGACAATCACTCGTGAACTGGACAATGTGTTCCCAATCTTTATGCCTGAGAACTGTGATGTGAATGATGTGTTCCTCGCCGAGGGCGCAGAAGGACTACATAAACGAGCGGGTGTTTAAACAATGGCGAAGAACTCTAGTTTTGATTTGGACTTTGGGTACGGGAGAAAAGGCGAGCAGTTAGTTGACGAGTTATTAACTGGAGGAAGAACAGTAGAAGTTAAGCGTGACCGCAAGTGGTTCAAGACCAACAACTTATACATAGAAACTGAATGTTACTTTGTAAAGACAGAAGCATGGGCACCAAGTGGATTGGGTGTGACCGAGGCTAGTTACTGGGCGTTTGTGTTGCAGGAATCTACCTTGATTGTACCCACCGATGTGCTTCGCTTCGCAGTTAAAGAGTATGGGCGTGAGATTAAGTGTGAGATACCACCGAACTTAAGTAAGGGATACCTCATAACAGTAGATGATTTGATGACAGCGACAAGGAAATACAAGGATGGATGAGCAAGACAAGATTTGGGAAACTATCTACGGCACAGCACGACAAGTTGCATCACGCAGTAACCGCATCCATCGTGGACTGGTAACTACTGATGATGTGTACCAACACTTATCTTTGTGGGCGTTGGAACACTGGCACAAGATAGAAGAATGGGAATCACAAGAGTCGTTGAAGTTTAAACTGCGCCGTACTTTCTACAATGAAGCACAGAAGTATGTTGCGCGAGAGCGCATGCACCACTCACGCACGCCTATGTCTGACAGTTTTTACTACACCCATGAGGTACTGCACGAACTATTGCGTGATGTGTGGGAGCATGAAGGCTGGACAGATACAGCAGACTTAAGCAATGAGTATGTGTCTAAGTCAAGCAAGCCAGCAGAAGGTGGCAACCGAATGGCTTTGCTATCTGATGTGGCGGCGGGGCTAAAGCGTTTAAACGATGCAGACCAGGCGTTGCTGCGGCTAAGATACGCTGATGGTGGTATGGAGTTTGATGCTTTGGCTGAGGAATACCAAGCAACAGAGGAAGCCATACGCAAGCGTGTCAAGAGGGCGTTGACTAAGTTGCAAGATAGATTAGGTGGTGAAGCACCCGTATGGTACGGGCGTAGGCGTAACCGCAGTAATGCAGAAGCACGACAAGAGGTGAGGGAACAAGAATGATTATTGGTTTGAGTGGATATGCACGCAGTGGTAAAGATACAGTTGCTGAACTGTTGTGTTTGAATTATGGATACAAGCGCGTATCATTTGCTGACCCAATGCGTGAGGCACTGTTGCGTTTAAACCCTACCATCAACCATGAACCTCTGGCTCATCTGGTGAATGATTATGGTTGGGATGTAGCCAAGACTAACCCTGAGGTGCGCCGTTTGTTACAAGTGTTTGGCACCGAAGTTGGTAGAGAAATGTTTGGCGAAAACTTCTGGGTTGACTTAGCGTTTAAACAAGTGCAGCAAGAGCGCGTTGTGTTTGCTGATGTTCGCTTTCCTAATGAAGCACAAGCCATCATCAAAAGAGGTGGGCAAGTGTGGCGTGTACAGCGTGAAGGACACAAGCCTGTCAACTTACATGCATCTGAAACTGCAATGGATAACTGGCGCTTTGATGATTTGATTCTTAATCATGGCAACCTTGATGACCTAGCCGATGAAGTCTTTATGTTGGCTAAGCAAAAAGAAATTAACTTGGCATAAAAGAAGAAGCACCGCGAGGGACTGGAACCTCAAGCGGTGCTTCTCTGTTGTAGCCTATCAGACTACGAACGAACTAGCGAATCGGTAAAGTTATTCGGGTCTGTCATTGCCCAACCTAACTTTCTCCGAAGCGTTGTTCTAGTATCAGGTGTTGTGCCACCCCATACCCCATACCTTTCATGAGCCAAGCCCCACTCCAAGCAAGCACCAACAATGGGGCAGTCCTTGCATAGATTTTCATAGAACTTTGTCTCAACCTTTGTAAACTGTACAACCTCGGGATAAAACATCTCTGTGTTTAAACCTCGGCATGCACCCTCTGACATAACTTCTGCGTTGTAGTTGAGCCGAAAGTATTTCAACCCATCTATAACTTTTTGTTGCATTATCCTGTGGAACTTAGGTGTTTTAGATGTCGTCATAACATACCCCACACACCCACCATGCATGAACTTCAATCAATTCTGATTCAGGTGTTGGGGATGAACATCGTGAACAGTTTTTTGTATCCTCTTGTGACATTAGTACCAGCCTCGTGAGAGGCTAGAAGCATACGCCTTGCAGATGTTGCCTCCGTATTTTCTTTCAATGTACGCAAGCCCTGCATCCACTTGTAAGTATCCGTCCTCGGTTTGCTTGTGACCAACCAAGCCCCATGTGACTGGCATTAACTGTGCGATGCCTGCTGCTTTGCTTTCTTTGTTCAATGCTGCTGGTCGCCAGTTACTCTCGCGTGTCCACAAATCATGCAGGCATGACCACTGTTCAAGCCGTCCATCTTTGGTGAGTTGGTCTATGGCGTAGCGTTGGTAGTCGTTTGTGTAATACGCAACAACTTGACCTGACATCGGTGAGTGTTTAAACGGAATCACTGACTTGGAATCGCGGGGAAATAATGCGATTGCTAATACGAACACGATGACTGTGACCAGCCACAACCTACCGCTAGGCGTTAGTCGGTTCATACTCTGCTTCAATCTTGTTCTTGTCCGCGCATACTTTCTTGATGAACGCGAGGATGTCCTGCGGTATGTCTGTGTCATTGCCTTCTCCATCATCCTTGCCTAGCACAATCATGTTGCCAAGCATCATTGGGTTATTGCCGAACATGAAAGACAACGCGCTCGCCACTGTGTTCAGTGGTAGTCCAAGCAGGATGCCTTCCTCATTTACATAGCCTGTCAGTACTTCATCTCCATAGTAATCGTACATGTGAACAATCTCAATCAACCCATTGACTGCGCCTTGCATGTCTTTGAGTCCATTGAAATCCTTTTCTTCATAGGTTCCATCAGGGTAAAGCACTGCACCTTTGGGCATCTGTCCGTCTCCTTTGATTATGGTTTGCTTTATTTTTATCTGTGTTCTTTTAATAACTACCTTACTTGGAGTCATGTTTAAACTCACGACCGACTTCTAACTCTGCGCCAATCGCGTTAACAGCATCTGATAGAGCCTTAAAAAACTCTACCTTCTTGTCCTCACTGAGGTGTGCCACCATCTCGGATGTAACCTCTGCTTTCCACAGCGTTGTCATGAGTTCAATCCCTTCATCATTTGATTTAGTTCTGCGTAAGATAGTTTATCGTCAATGAATGGCACGCTGTCAATAGTTTTTTTGTCTTTTAATCCAGCATGCTCGACCCAATCCTTGTATGGCATGGCACCCTTGTATAGTTTCATGAAGTCACACGCTGATAGGTAGAGTTTGTACTCGTTGTTAATTATGAGTGCAACATTCCATGTCTCATAGTTTGCCCAGCCACTGTAAGTTTTCTTAGTAGTTGGCATAGCGAACCTCAATCTCGTCAATCCTTGCTTGGATTAGGTCAAGTAAAACACAGTATAATTTTGGGTCATCGAATAGAGGGTTCTCTTGTGCCCTCTTGTACTCAGCCCGCAAAATTTCTAACTCACTCATGTTTAAACACCTCTGCTTTCTATCTCTTGAATCTGTCGCTTGAGATTAGCGATGCGGTCTGCATTAGTTGGATGTACCCTGCCACCCAATTCAATTACGAACTCACGATACTTTGCTTTGTATTCATCCCGATACTTTTCTTTCAAGTATTGCTTTGCTCGTGATGCAGCGTTTTGATGTATGTTTATTTTAGTTGGTTCAGTTTTATTACTCATTACTTACCAACCTTCTGTGCATCTTTCAAGATTTTAATTGTTCTGCGTAGGTTTTTGTTGTCGTTACTTAATGCATGGTTGCCAACGATAAGAGATACCAATGTTCCTACTAATACGAATAGCAGAATCACGATAGCGAATAGGTCTGTTGAAGTTAACATTTGAATCTAGTTTCCAATCTATTTGGTAAGCAGTGTTGCTTACAAAAAGAATCATCTCATACTGTATGCAATGCATGTCAAGTACATTTGAAAACTTTTTTAAATTATTTTTTTGTTTAAACATAACCGCATCTATCTTTTAGTTTTACCTGCGGTAAAACCTACCTTACCATCCGTGTCAAGTACCATTGTTTAAACGCTATGTAATTGGCAATCCCTGGCGGTGAGTGCTAACTGTTTAAACACAACTGCAGTTATCTGGGTGTCAACTTTTTATGTGTTTAAACACATAATGCACCCAACGATTTTTGTTGGGCAAAAGAAAAACCCCCGCCGAAGCAGGGGCTTTCTTTATCGGTGATGCTGGGGCATGCTACCGAATCTTAGAATAGGTGCGAATCATAATAACTTGCATGCTCGCTTAACTCATCCTCATACTTTCCGATTGCGTACTTGCGCCAGTCATGGCTGATTGATGAGCGGTAAGGCTTGAACTTTTGATGCTCAATAATCTTTCCGTTCTTGACCTTGAAGTACTCGCCTTCATCTGCTGAGTATGACCAATCTAAATCCGAACCAAGCATGATGCCTGCGTTCTCGATTGTCTCCTCTGTTGAACCATAAACCAGTGAACCAGTAAGGGTCTGACCTATCCACAATGGGCTGTTAGATACACGAGCAAGGTGCAAGGTGTCGCCTTGGTCTTGGGTAATCCAAGCCAATGCAGCACTACCTTGGATGCGTGTTAGTACCTCGGCAGGATGTTTGCCCTGAGTAAAGGCAAGCAATGCAGCAACAGCCTCGCTGTCAACCTGACCGATGCGGTCAACCTTGAGTTGTTTAAACAGTTGGTCATCGTTGCTGATGTGTCCGTTGTGAGTGAGTACGATTTTGCCACGAGGAATTGGGTGGTTGTTGTCGTTAATAGTTGGCGAACCCTGAGTTGCCCAGCGTGTGTGCAAGATTGCAGTTGTTGCATCCTTGCATACATTTTGACCAGCCTTGGTCTTGATGAACTTAGAGGCTGAGATAGGTGCCTTAGTAATGGCACGCTTTCCCTCCTTGTTAATCCATGCCACACCAGTGGCGTGATAGCCACGATGTTCGATGTCGAGAAGCATCTGCGATGCTAACTCTGTTGTATTGACATGATGCTTTGGGTTAAGGCAGAAGCCTGCGATTCCACACATTTATTTATTCTCCAGTCTGTTAGGTGTTGATGTTCTGATTGTATCACGATTGGTGCGCGTTCCAATAACCTTGTTTAAACAGTCACTTGCAACGAGGTAATCTGCATCTGCTTTGGAGTAAACCCCAGCGAACTTTCGTCCGCTTGGGTCTACACCTTCAACGATGTATAACAATTCGTTATGCTCTTTCACAGATACACAACCATTCTACTTGTCCACAGTCCTTGCAATAATCTTTGTCTGCTCCGAGTGAGTAGAAGTAGTAAACGATTCCAGCGATTGTCATGAACAGAAGCGCACGACCATCAGTGAAGAATGAGAAGTCCATGTTTAAACACGCTCCTTCGTAGCCTCGCCACAGTCTTGGCATGACCAGTAGATTCCGTCTTGGCTTGATGAGTAATCAACCCTCGCGCCACAGTCTTTGCATTTCATGATTCCAGTCCTATCTGTTTAAACAGTGCGAGGCTTTCTCGCATCTGCTTGTGCCTGCCGAGGGTAACGCTCCCTCGCTTGCCCACTTGGGGCAGGCTGTCGGCTTACGCCTGACCTTGTAGGCTCAAGGCGCGTTGCTTGAGGTATTCCGCTGTTCGTACATCGAGGTTATCCTGAGCGACCTCATCGAGCAGGGTTTGGATGTTGTTTAAACGGATATCTGTTCGTGAGTAGGTTGCTCCGAGCAGATTGTTTGCCTTGCTGTAATCAACCAGCCCTGCAATGAACTCTGCCCAAGCAACAGCCTTGCGACCATTCAAGGTGCCTTGGTGTAGGCGAACCTCGATTGTGCCATGGCGGTCAAAAGATTCGAGGTTGAGAGACACATAGCGGTCACCGATTCCGATTTGTCCGTCTCGGATTCGCTCGGCTGTGTAGTGAGCCTCGGCAACAGTGCGGACCTTGCAGAAGCGGTTGTTTAAACGGCTTGGGGCAACCAAGGTGCCGATTGTTTCATGCGCGGTGTGCCAGTTGATGTAGAAGTTGGCGAGGGTGTTTAAACGCTCCTCGTAACTATCTCCAAAACTATCGAAACCGATATGGACATGGTAACCAGTTGAGCGGTCAACCCTTGCGCCTGCATTTAACAACAAGCGTGCAACAGTTGATGCCTCGTTTAAACGGGCATCGTTGAGGATTGGAGAAACCAATTCCGCGCCTGAGATTGAGCCGTCATAAACAGCCGTCCAGTCGGTTGAAAGTACATGCTGATTGCGAGGGGCGGTGCAAGCGATTCCGCCCTGAGTCAAAACAGTTGAAGCCGTTGAGGGTGAGATTCCGTTGACTTCGAACTCTAAGCCGTATGTAAAAGTAGACATTTGATTAAGCCTCCACTAGAGATTGGTTGCATGCAGGGCAGATTGGAGCGCCAAGATTCACAAGAGTTGAGCGAGAAACTCGGGCGATGTAGTTGTCGTTTAAACAGGCAACCTTGATGAGGCGAGTTGATTGTTTTGGAGCCTCGGTCAATTCGATTTTTGCATGAGGGTATGCACCAAGGCGAGCCAAGATTGGCTCACACCATGAGGGCAAGGACTCAAGAGGCTTGGCGATAGAAGCCGAGGCTGAGCGCCAGTTGCCAGCCTGAGCAACCTTGAGAAGTGGCAGAATGAGGCGAGCAACAGTCTCGGCATCATCCACAACAGGAGACACAAAAATCTCGGCTGTGAAGTCGGCTGAGGCTGTAGGTGGCACGATTGAGGCTGAGACAGCCTTGCGCCCTGATTTTGGAGGGAAGCCACAAGAGAGGCGAATTGCAGATTCCTCATCGCCTCCGTTTTGGATAGTTGAAGCGAGGTGAGGGCGTACAGCAATGGCAAGGCTTGCCAGCCACTGTTCGCGGTTGAGTACAGGCATTTGGTGCATCCAGTCTGTCGGGGGTTTTGCCGACATGGAGAAATTTAGGGCATCGTTTAAACTCATGTCAACAGATAACGGCAAAAAATATAAAACCGCAGGTCGCTACGCATAAAACTTTTTTGCGACACGAGGCTTTTGGGGTGGATTTTGTGGCACAAAACAGCCAACAGCGAACAGCGAAAGTTTAAACAGTCGTAAGTTACCGAGCAGTAACAAGGCTAAAGTCATTGATTTACACTACTTTTTTGGATTATGTGTTATCGCTGTATCTCTAAAGTGTCGTTAAACAACTGACTTTAGCGATTTACTGGCGAGTAACTTATGGCGGTTGTTGAACTTTCAACTACTTATGCTTGAGCCTGCATGCTGGGGGGGGGGAGCGCGATACTGTGAAAGAGCGCGAGGCTATACAGAGTCAGTGCCTCAGCCTGCCCTAGCCCTGCTTTGTCCTAGCCAAGCCTGCATGCATAGCCTTGCAAGCAGGTGCTTAACTGTTTAAACAGCAAGCATTGCTAGTGGGTGAGTCATCACCCCAGGG